ATAATACTTTTTCTTTCCAAACATCAATCTTCAACAAATCCGCTTGAGTTGATGGGTTTGTTAATCCAAGTGTAAAGTTTGATAATTCATCTTCAAAACCCAATAAAAATAAATGTACAATGGCAATCTTATTCAGTTCCGCCAACATACTTTTTTGGATTCTATTAATTGTACGAGCAAATCTAATGTCTTGTAACGCCAAGTTTTTACCATCACCTACCACTTCTTCAAATCCTAAGAAAGCTTTAGGTACTCTCAATGCCGTCAATAATTTCTTTTGAATATATTCAATATCGGCAATTTCAGACAAGTTAGTTGCTCCAGGTAATGTAGTAATTGGATCTGGAGCTGCCGGATCACGAACAGGAATAAAGAAATCTTGGTCAACGGCCATTTGATTGAATCTCATGTCTACGTTTCCTGTTTTACTATCTACAACTTGTTCTCTTTTGAATTTGTTTGCAACACGCTGTACATACGCTTCTACATCATCATCGTTCATGTTACCGACAAAGACCTTAAATAACTTTCTTTCGGGTGCTCTTGATGTTCGATAAATCAACATAGCGTCTTCACAAAGTAATAATTGTTTCCAAATACGTCTAGCCTTTTCTAACATAGACGTTCCATAAGGAAGTTTTCTATCATCACCTAATAATCTGAAGTGAGCAATTTCCCATGATTGGAATTCCATATTCTTATTCTTCCAAGTAAAGTGTAATGCTTTCTTGTCTTTATCAACTTCATTTTTTACATCGACAGATATTTTACCACTTGCTCCAACTTCATGTCTTTCGATTTCTATAGTTGGTAATTGTTGACATCCAACAATACCTTTTTCAGGGTCTAATTTAAGATACACAAAATTGTCGCCATATTTACAGGTATTCCGTGTCCACATTGGAAGGTTGGTATTAACATCTAAAGCATTGTTGAACAAATCCGCTAATACCCCTTTTATTCTTTTTGATTCAGAATAAATTTGTAGAATAAATCCATCTTCATTTGTTGTTGTAGATTCTTCTGCATAAATGTCTAAGGCGGCGGAAATTTCAGGTGTATACTCCATAGACTCATAATCATACTGTGCCGACAATCTTGTTGGTTCATAGTATATCGCCTGAGAATAAAGATTGTTTTCTACCTTAGCCCATTGATTGGTAAGGTAATATGTTTGTTGTGCTTGGAGTTTTTCTTTTTCGTATTCTTCTCTACTTTTGGTTCGCAGAAGTTCCTTTTTATCAAACTTAAATGTCGGATAATCTTGATTGAGAAGTGAATTAGGTCCAAATGTTTGTGACAATCGTTGCCAAACTGTCATATTTTGTTCTGCCATACGTAATTTTACTATTTACCCTGATAATATAAATAGTTATTTAGCACCAAATAACCAACCATATTTTTGATAATCCGCTTTACTGGCTCCATTATTATTAAGGTTCGGGTCCCTACCCATCTGAGGTACCATTGGGTTGAAAAAATCTGAAGAATTTTTATTTTCATTCATCACAGTAGACCATGAATTCAACATGGCTTTTGTATGATTAACAACTTTAGTTAATGATTGAAATGATTTTTCAGCGACATAAATCGCCATGGAAAGACCCATAATACAGTCATCATGTTGTCCTTTCTGGTGGTCGGGTCTTCCATGAATATATATAAAGGTATTCATCTCATTGTATGTCCTATGAGAATATATTTTGAATCCGTGTCTAACCCCCTCTTCAAATGCTGCAATAATTTGAACTCTTTTTGTGTTGAAGTTGATACCAGGAATTTTTTCATTTATTTTCGGGTCCCACTTCCATTTGTTAGAAGTATCGACTCCATCAACATACAATCCGGGTTGATATTGTAATTCTTGCATTTTTCTGGCGGTTGAAACTCCCATACCTCCTGTAATATCAATTACACAGAATGCATTGTACATTGTCCCCCACTTATAAGCAATTTCTGCTAAAACATCGGGAGGGATTTTACCAACATATTCTAATACTTGTTCCCGTTCATCAAAGTCAATGATTTGGATTGATGAAAAATCCTCAGAGTCACCACGAGAAACGTCAACCCCCATAACATACTTATGTCCATTTACAGGTTCCTTAAAAATCCACAAAGCATTACCCATAAGTTTGGCTTGTGGGGCCCTTAGTTGGTTTTTGGAAATGTTCTGCATTAGATCTGAATCGAATACGTTATCACCCGATCCTAAGAAGTTACATTCAAGTTCTTGAGCAACTTTACGTCTATCGTACTTGAGCTTTTTTACCATTCCCTCAAACCATGCAGAACAAGGTTTATATCCTTGGGAAATATAATCTGTTACAATAGAATGGTCTCTATCATAAGGATTATTATTGGCTAAGTTAATTACTGTATCTATTGGATAATCTTCACGATTCAAAAGATAATGAACCAAATCATTTGTCTTTACCATGTATAAATCTTTGGTATAACGAGGGTCTCGATACCAAAACATTTCAGAGATTTTGAAATCATTCATTCCTCTTAATGCTTGGTCATAGATTTCGTAATATATTGGATCGTAACCGTTTGGTGTAGAAACTACAATAACTTTACCACCAGTAGATAGTGAGGCCATACAAGCAGACCAAAAGTCTCCATCTGCCTCGATAAAGGCTGCTTCGTCAAAAATAAGAATTGTTGGTGTATAACCTCTAAGTGCATCTTTGGATGTTGCCACCGCTTTGACCTCACATCCATTATTAAGTTTGAAATGTCTTTGGGAGTTTTTTTCTACCGAAAACCCGATTGAAACCCAACTAGGCCATTGTTCAATAAATGACCTTATCTTGTTAGCCATTTCAACTGAAGTATCCAACTTATTGGCAATGATTAGAACTTTTTCAGGTTTTTCTTTTCTTGCAAATGCAAGTTTTTTTGAAGCCCAAGCTGCGGTTACGGTTGAAACCCCGGCTTGTCTGTATTTCAACGCAATGTTTTCGTTGTGGGTTTCGTAATCTTCAAGTAGTGAAACTTGGTCAGGAAAAAGTTCTAATGGGACATACTTTGATACCGTATTATCGTATGTCTGTAAATAAGTACGAAGTGCATAAGGGGTATTCCTCATACACTTCGTATATTCTATTATTAATTGTTCTTTGTTCACACAGTTAAATCATATTCTGATTTATGGTCTTGGAATTCCCAAATCTCTATAAAGTTGGTCCAAATCATCATCTTCATCTTCGATACCTTCCTCTCCTTTGAAATTATCATACTCACTCTTTGACTGTTGAGCTTGTTTCATAATTTCTTTAAATTTTGCAGTTGCCTTTCTTACTTTTGATTCATCTTCAGAAATTGCATTACCAATGATATCTAAAAATTCTTTAGCTTCTGTCTTATAGAGAATTGAATAAAACCAAGGCACCAATCCTTTGTTCTCATCATCAAACATCTCGTCAGGTAATGCAAACCTTAATTTTTCAACAATTTCAGGACCAATTCTAAGTTGCATCGGTTCATTAGACAATACATCAGTGACACCCCTCACATTTCTTGACATTTCAGGATCTTCAGGTAATCCGTGTCTTGCGATAGATTCCTCTAACCCTTTGATTATTTCATGACACAAAATTGGGAATATTAAACCTTCTGCAACAATTTTTGTATCAGGTTCATCTTCACCTTCTCCACCCTCTTCTTCGTCTTCATCTTTATTTTCTAACTTAACTTTTCCAGCGACACCATTTCCTGTTTGAGACATCATTTCAATCATTTGTTCCATAGAAAAATACATGAAATCATTGATTGACATAATTTTCAAATAAGCGGGATATAATTGTGGGTCAATTTCATCCAACCTTTCTTTAATTTCAGGTTTTTGAAAAATATAATGTCCTTTTTTTGCTGCTCCTTGAACAAGAGCGTTAATCATATTTCTTTTATGAATTTCCAACTCCATTACTTCTTCGTCAGTTAAGTTTTCAACGTCAAAAGAAGGAATTTCAGGTGTCTCTTCATCTTCCTTTTTCTTTGGTTTAGTAGCTTGCATTCTGAAGTCCGAAATATTAATAGGGGCTCTATTCAGTAATGCTTCAATTGTAAACCAATCATCAGGAACTTGAGTTTCCTCCAAACATGCATCAATTGCAAGTTGTTCTAATTCTTCTCTATGTCTTCCTTCAATTCTTGTTATTCCTGGAACTTTACTCATCATTTCTTGAAAAAGCATTCCTTGAACTTGTTGGGAACTAAGGTCCTGTATTCCAGTCACTTGTTTCAACTTATCCGCAACTTTTCCGAATCTTGAACTTACCAATCTTTGAACATCCGCAGCTCCCTTTCTCATTGCAGGATTATTCGCATACAAACTTTCAGGACTTCCCAATTTTCGTTCTAATCTTGGGTCCATTCTTTCGGGTCTATTCCCGTAATCTATTTGTTCTTTAATCTTCGCCATTTTATTATTTCAATAAATTTAAGATAACATCAATTACTTCTTGTTTCGCATCTTCAGGAGAAATTCTTCCTGCTTTCGGGTCGATTTGTTCTCCAGGTCTCGGATTTTTTCCGGGATGTGCGGGTCTTGTTGTTGGTTTTGTGCCAGGTTTAGTAATTGGTTTAGTCGGTGCAGTTGTTGGTTCCGCAGCTTTAGGGTCTATTTGTTCTCCAGGTCTCGGATTTTTTCCGGGATGTGCGGGTCTTGTTGTTGGTTTCGTATCAGGTTTGGTTATAGGTTTTGTTGGAGCTTCGGTTGGAGCTTCAGACAAATATTTCAATAAGTCACCCTTTGTAATTCTCGGAGGTAAGTTTCTTTCCACGATTTTTGTAATTTCTGATTCAATAAACAAAGATACAGGATTTTTTCCTTCTTCCAATTGTTTTTTTACAGATTTTACACATCTCTCAAATTTTCTTGTTTTTTTAGGACCAACCTGAGCGTGACATATCGCCCATGGATTTGGTTGTCCTGGCTTAAGGTCCTCCTCACTCATACCCATCTTTTGTCTGTCGTTATCTGAATCATCATCCATTCCGTCAGGTGCCATATCATTGGCCATATGAGGTGCGTCTTGACCTGTTAAGTTTTGCAAAGCGTCTGCCCCCAAAGCGTCCTTATCATCTACATCGTCTGTTTCAGTCTCTTTTACTTCTTCAGTAGGAGTGGCTTTTATTCCAGTAGGAGTTTGTTGTATTGTCATTTTTTTTCCAGCCGGTACCTGTGGTAATGTAACTCCTTGTTTTGCAGCATCCGGAGATATGTTATATGATGTAGTTGTTGTAGTAGTAACTTCCTCACGGAACAATTTGGAATGTAGGGTATTGATTTGAGATTCTGTTAATTTTTTAACAGTGTTTGCGGATAATCCTTTATCAATCAATTCAAGTGCTTTTTTATTAACTTTCATAAACTACTTTTTTTTCGAATTCTAATATCAAATCTCTTTCGTAGAGTTTGTCTTTTATTTGTTGTTCGGACATTCCAAATCTAAAAACCATTCTTTTATGATTTCCATATTCTTCTGTTTCCCAGGCTAATGCAACCACATCATCGATTGCATCTTCCATAGAAAAAAAATCGGAGTTCTGAATCAATTCCAATTTTACATCAGTATTTCTCAGAACTCCTACTTTTTTAATATGATGTAATTCGGGAGGACTTGGATAACCGTTAGCCGGTCTACTTTCCCAAGAATCTCCCCAAACATCAAGACTATCAGAGAAAATGAATTCGTAAAGATTGTCTCCCTTATAATTGGGCCCTAAACCATTTACGTATATCAAATAACTCATACTAATAATCCTTCAGGTGATATTTTTACTTGTTTTCCTTTATTTTCAAATACTAAGTTTTTCTTATTTGTTACTCCAACAATTTTTGCTGAAGAATTTTCTTCTAAGAATTTTTTAGATGATAATTCTTGTTCGATAGTTTCACTTAATCTTACAACTTCTTTCATTTGTTTTCTAACTTCAGAAACTTTTGTATTTTTACCCTTACTTTCAAGAATTTCTTTTTTAGAAATTTCAAAATACTTGGAGATTACTTTATCAACTTGTGATTCTCCAAAAATACTATCGATGATTGCATCATCTCCATATCCTTCTTCTTCCATTTCAGATTTTCTGGTTTTTACCTTAAATGGATTTCCTGTTTTTTTCTTATACAGGTCAAACATTCTTTCACCATCTCTATTATTAAACCATTTTTGTTTGTCCCCATACTTGTCATATAACTTTTGGAAAGTATCAAATTCTTCAGTATCAAAATCATCACCAGCTATTCCATATAAATCAGAGTCTCTAACTGGTCTATCATTTTCATCATAATAGTTGTCACCTTTGTAATCGTCTCTCTTCATATTACCGAATGAACCATACATTGCTTCTTCCATTTCATATCCTTCAACAGGAACGTCCATATCAGCTTGAATGTCTTCAACTTCACTATCATCAGTCATATCTAATCCACCCATGTCATCACCACCCAAATCTTCAGATTCTTCGTCAAATTTAGATAAGATGTCTTCTCTATCCTCTTCAGATAATTCGTTCAAATTGAATGAAGATAATACCATGTTGATTACATACTTAATATCTTCAGAAGTCATTCCTTGGTCAGTATCCAACGTTCTGATTTTCTGAGTTAATTTACCTGTAAGTTTTTGAATAGTTTTGAACGTAACTTGTTCTTCTTCTCCAGTTGCTGGAGTTTCAATATCCATAGAAACGTCAGCATCAACTTCACCTTCAGGACCCATGTCTTCCATACCCATGTCAATGTTTAACTCATCTTCTCCCGCTGGCATTTCAGCATTTGGAGATGGTGGTAAAGATGGTGCAGGAACTGCTGGTGGTGTTGCAGGTACCTCAGCCGCTGGCATTGGTTCTGCTGCTGGTTTAGGAGTTTTTAACGTGAATCTTTTTTGTTCTCCGTATAAAGAAACTCCTTCTTCGTTTTCATTTAATCTGTTTAATTCACCCGCAACTAAGTTTAGTCTTTTGAAGGCTTGAGAATATGAAGAATAGTATTTTCTATTTTTCATTGGCTCAATATAATCAGTCTCAGATTCTGAAATGGTTTTTTTAATAATATAACCCTGTCTTTCTTTAACTATTTCATACTTATTCCCATCGGCAAGAGAAATTGAATACTCAGATCTCGCGGTTTCATTAATATTAGATGGTATTACCTCGTTGAAACGAGCAATTTCCATTATTCTTTTTAATTTATCTTGTCCAGTTAATTTTTCACTGCCAAGTGGTTTTAAATCTGCCATATTTTGATTTATTTATATATTTTTGTTTTTAATTGTTTAATCCTTGGAATCCTCCAAGTGAAATTGCGTTTAGTTGAACAATAACCTCATCTCCATCTTCACTTGTCATCACTGAATATGGCACTGTCGATCCAGATGGAGCAGTACCTCCACTAAATGAACCTAACATACCAATAGTATATTCATATTGTTGGTTTACTTCAATCACAAATCCAATAGTTACACTTGGTGTTGGAGTTTGAGTTGGAGTTGATGCTGGTGTTCCTGTTGGAGTCGGTGTTACCGCTGCAGTACCTGTTGGAGTTGGTGTTACCGCTGCAGTACCTGTTGGTGATGCAGTAATACTTGGTGTTGGTGTTTTAGTTGTGGTAACACTTGGTGTTGGAGTGACGGTAGATGATGCAGTAATTGACGGTGTTACAGATGGTGTTGGTGTTAATGTAGGTGTTCTTGTTGTGGTTGGAGTTGGTGTAACTGGTGCTGTAGTACTTGGTGTTGGAGTTGGCGTTTTTGTTGGTGTTAGTGTTGGTGTTGGGGTATTTGATGCGGTAGGAGTTGGAGTAATGTCCCCTATACATTCAACACAAGTATTCCAAGGACCATTAAAAATTGTTACTGTAGCTGCCAATGGAGTCTCAAATCCGTTTACAACTGTGAAACACTGATGACTACCATCTTCAAATGATAAATCATAAATTTTATCGTTGACTAAAGTACCTATAAATTTGGCGTAAAATGCTTGTCCTCCTGAACAAGGCGTTATAATATAATATGTAAACGGTAGAGGTGATTTTGTTGGTGTTACAGTATTAGTTGGAGTAACAGTAGGAGTTGATGTGTTTGTTGCAGTTATTGATGGAGTTGGTGATTTAGTTGCAGTATTTGTTGGCGTGGCGGTATTTGATGGTGTTGTGGTATTAGTTGGTGTTACGGTTGGTGTTAATGTATTAGTTACGGTATTAGTATTAGTTGGTGTTACGGTATTAGTTGGTGTTACGGTATTTGTTGGAGTTTGTGTAGGAGTTGCGGTAATTGAAGCGGTCGGAGTTGGAGTAATATCTCCAAGACATTCAAAACAGGTATTCCATGGCCCATTAAATATTGTTGCAGTCGCAGCTAAAGGAGTATCGATACCAGGTCCAATTGTATAACATCCGTTAGAACCCCCTCCGATGATTAAGTCGTAGATTTTATCTACAATGAGATTTTCTTCGGACTTTATGTATAAAGTATTAGAAGAATTACAAGAAGACGCAATATAATAATTAAAAGCCATTTAATTTTTTCTTTATAAATATATGGTTATTCACATTTATTAAGGTGTAAGTATCAGTCTTCCATTTTTCTCTCAATAGAAAGTTCTTTATCAAGAGCTTTATTTGACATATCAAACAATTTTTCGATGTACCCCGACCTTCTCAAAAACTTAAAAACCAAGTTTTCATACGAAAGTTCACCTTCTTTTTCCAAACCTGATTTTCTATAATTTTTTAACTTTTCTTTGATTGAATCTATCAATTTGATATCATCTTCCGAATTTTCGGATTCAATTACCTTATCAATTTTTTCAGTCCAGTTTTTGATTTTCTTTTCCAAAACTGATTTATCAATCTCGTTTTCTAACTGTTTAGGTTTTGTTACCCACTCATCATTCATTACTGAATAAACACCTGTTGCGAAATGTGGCTCTTCATTATCTTGTGCATATAATTCGACATCATATCCAAATATTTTAATGTCGTGTTTGTCGTTGAATACTTGTTTCTTTAGATTATATAATTCTTTATATAACTCAGCTTCATCTTCAAATTGTTGTAAATCTACTAAAATGTGTAAATCAAAATCAGAATATTCTGACCAATTAAAATTTGCCAACGAACCAGTCAAAACAATATCTTCAACAAAAACATCTTCTCCAAGATAATCGATGAATTTTTCAGCAATCTTTAATAAAGCGTTTTTCACCTTCGGAACCATCTTTGCTTTCTGTGGGTTCTCAGGGTTCTCCCAAATTTTTGGATTGAGAGTTTCTTGTACTGAAAAACTATTAAGGATTTTTTGAAAATTATTCATCTAGATAAATACTATAATTTCTTATACTTGAATGTCTTTGATATGTCCGTAGTAAAAAACTTTCCTTGCGACTCCGACATTCTGAATTTTGTATACACTTGGTGAGGGACATCCTCATACTCATATTTGAATCCATTGTTAAATTCTACTACAAGTTTTTTTGTCTCCGTATCGTATTCTGTTTTTTTAATGTTGGAAGATTTTATTTCATTAATAATCTTCGTCCCCTGAATCTCTTCCTTCAGTATCGCCATCTCTAAGTGGTATTAATTCGTTTATTTTTAATAGTTGCGGCATAATAAAATCTGAAACTTCATCTTTGGTCACTTCGAATCCGTAATTCTGAAGAAATCTGACCACGTCATTAAATTCATTATTGAACTTTTCTTGTAAACTCATCATCTTAAAAGTGTATGTTGGGGGATTGTCTAATTCTGATTCACTGAATCCCATCTCCTGTAAATGTTGTCTCAATCTTAAATAAATGTCCAAGAGATCTCTTAAATGAGAAGAATGTGTTAGATATTTTTCAAAAGGTTTCATAAATATAAATATTATAAAATTTTTTTGTATATAAAGTATTACAAAAATAAAAAACCCCCACATTTCTGTGAGGGTTTCTGATTACTTCAACTTCTTGAGTTGGTCTCGGATTTCAATCGATTTTTCAAAATTTTGTTCTTCAATTGATTTTTTGAGTTCCATCTCAAGTTTTTGAATTTCTTTTTGATTCACTTCCAAACTTTTAATTTGGTCTCGTAGTTTTACTGCCAATTCAAAATCTTCATTTTCAATTGCGGTTTCAAGTTGTTGTTTCAAATTTTTTGAAGTTGGGGTTGTTTTATCATTGTCGTAGTAATACGTAGTTATTTTCATTGTCCCATCTTCTGAAACTTTAGTTTGAGTTTTCCACTCACCGTTATTTGGGTTTAATTGTGTGAACATTTCATCGAACGCTCTAAAGATGTCATTATAAGGTCTTCTGTTACCAAACATAATTTTAGTTTTTTATTTTAAGTTTATTTGTTATCTTTGTTCCAAGATTTATGCCGATAGTGATTTCATGACATTATGTCAGAAAAAGATTTAATAAAAATAAATATTTCCTGACAATTTGTCAAATCATTTGGATAAGAATAAAAATTGTTATTACTTTGTAAAAACTAAAAAACGTATGAACGACTTAATGGACGACGAAGACAAAATGATGAGTAAAAAACAGAAGTCAGGAGATACCTCGACACCTGTGCTAGACAATTTCAGTAGAGATTTGAATAAACTTGCAGAGGCGGGTAAATTGGACCCTGTCATCGGAAGAGACCGAGAGATTCTACGAATCGCTCAAATTCTTTCCCGAAGAAAGAAAAATAACCCAATTATTCTTGGTGAACCTGGTTGTGGTAAAACTGCAATTGTTGAAGGTTTGGCAATGAAAATTGTTAATGGTGATTGTCCTCGTAATCTCTTGGATAAAAGATTGGTTAACCTTGACCTAACTTCAGTTGTTGCTGGTACAAAGTATCGTGGACAATTTGAAGAAAGAATGAAGGTTATCATCGAAGAACTTCAAGCTAACCCTAATATCATCGTATTCATTGATGAGATTCATACGTTGGTTGGTTCAGGAAATTCCTCAGGTTCGATGGATGGTTCCAACATTTTCAAACCCGCATTGGCACGTGGTGAACTACAAGTAATCGGTGCAACCACTTTGGATGAGTTCAGAAAGAACATCGAAAAGGATGGGGCATTGGAGCGTAGATTCCAAAAAGTTATTGTTGACCCATCTACAGTGACTGAGACAATCCAAATTTTGAAGAATGTTCGGGACAAATACGAAACATATCACAAAGTGACTTATTCCGATGAAGTCATTGAAACTTGTGTTAAGTTGGCTGATAGATATATCACCGACCGTGAATTCCCTGACAAAGCATTCGACATCTTGGATGAAGTTGGAGCTAGAATGCAGACCGAACTTAAGGTTCCTGAAGTAATCGAAGATTTGAAGCGTAAGGCGGCAGAACTAAAACAACAGAAATTGGACGTAGTTAAAAAACAGAATTACGAACAAGCTGCACAACTCCGAGACAAAGAGAAAAAGTTGTTGGATAAATTGGACCAAGAAAAACAAAAGTTCGAGGAACAAATGACCAAAGACAAACAAAAGGTCGGAATGGATGATGTTTATGATGTTGTTTCAAACATGACTAAAATCCCTGTTAACAAAATGTCTACGGATGATACCAAAGCGTTGTTGAACTTGGATAAACACATTGTTGGAACTGTCATTGGTCAGGATGCTGCGGTTATCAAGGTTGCAAAATCTATCAAGAGAAACCGACTTGGTATCAAAGATCCAAATCGTCCGATTGGTTCATTCGTTTTCTTGGGTTCAACAGGTGTCGGTAAAACTCACCTCGCAAAACAACTTGCAAAGGAAATGTTTGGAAGTGAGGATGCGCTAATTCGTGTGGACATGTCTGAGTACCAAGAGAAGCACACCGTATCCAAATTGGTTGGAGCACCTCCAGGCTATGTTGGATATGAAGAAGGTGGGTTGTTGACTGAGAAAGTTAAGAACAAACCTTACTCTGTTATCTTGTTTGATGAGGTTGAGAAAGCTCACAAAGATGTATTCACCGTATTATTACAAATCTTGGACGATGGTCACGTTACAGATAGTTTGGGTAGAAAGATTAACTTCAAGAATACCCTGATTATCTTAACATCAAATCTTGGAGTTAAAAAACTACAGGACTTCGGAACTGGTATTGGATTCTCAAATAATACCTATAGTAACGAAGAGGCGAAGAAAGATATCTTGATGAAAGAAATGAAGAATTTCTTTTCTCCTGAGTTCATCAATCGTATCGATGACACCATCGTTTTCAATTCTCTATCTCAAGAGGACATCAAGAAAATCACTGACATCGAACTTAAGAAGTTGATGAAGCGTCTTGACGAAATGAAGTATAAGATTACTTATGATGAATCACTCTTGAATTACCTCTCAAAAATCGGATATGATGAGGTATACGGTGCAAGACCACTCAAGAGAGCGATTCAGGACAAAGTTGAAGACTTATTATCTGAAGAAGTTCTGACCGACAAAATTATCGTAGGAAAAACTTACGTGATTAAAGTCGAAGATGAAGTAGTCAAAGTAGTCAAGAAAGGTCGGTAAATTAAAAAGGGGAGAAATCCCCTTTTTTTTATATTTATAATTATGAGTAATTTTTCCCGACTATTAGATAGGTTCAAATATTCTTTCCCGCCAGAATTAGAATCCAAAGTTGACATAATCGAAAACTTTGTTGTAAACTATATTCGTGATAATGAGATTAACGTAAAATTTTTGAACTCTTGCTCGACAGGATTCCAAGGAGTTAGAACAAGAGACCAAATTATTATTTGTTCTCCAATCAGTATGGAAACCATAGGGGACTTTTTATATACCATATTTCACGAAATCAGGCATGAGCAACAGATTAGAGATTTGAAAATGCTGAATCCTTTAACGGATTTTGATTTAGAGGATTTCGAGGCTCTTTACGAACAATACTGGAATATGGAGTTGGATGCCGACGAATTCGCAAAAGAAATGGTGGCAAAACTAGTAATCAAATTGGGGATTCCAATCGATATTGCAAAAAAATTATTTTCGTTGTCACCATACGTTCAACAATATCCAAGAATGTCAAACATGGTTCGTGGAAGTATTCAACAAATTATCAACGATATTAAACAAATAAAAAAATCGGGAGGTCAATATGAAGATATTCAAGACCACCCGGTTGTAAAAAGACACATCGATAAATTAGAAGATTTTATTTAATTAAAATGGATGCCACTGTCCTCTTGGTACAGACTTCTTAAAGTGTAATTTATATCCCAATTCTTCAATCATTTTTCTACCCATTTCTATCCCATTGAATACATCTTCAATAACTACATATTCTTCAGGTGTATGGTAATCATAATAGCCGATAGAAAAATTGATACAAGAAAAATCAAATTTACTTCTCAAGGCATAAACGTCTGTATATGGGTGAACCATATATTGCATTTGTTCGGTAATCATCCCTTCAGTCAAAACTTTATCTATTTTTTCGAAGAACTCGGTACCTCTGTCGAATAATATTTGACCAAAACATTTTTCAGTAATCATCCAATTCTCGGGGGCATCGAACTGAATACCATATCCAACATTTTCAAAAAATTTGGAATCGGCAGCCTTCGAACCATGACATCCAGTTTCTTCTGAAGCGAAGAATGCTGCTTTAAGGTATGGTAATTCTTTAAGTAAAGTTAAACAAGCAAACACACCGCATTTATCGTCTCCTCCAATACCTGTTGGTCTCTCGTTATCATTGAATGCCTTTAACGCTGGTTTTAATTCACCTTGAGCATTTTCCAACATCATTTCTTTGACGTTGATTGTATCAATATGGTGAACTGTATCAGTATGTGATATTACACAAGGAAAATAAAAATCTTCAGGAAGATCAGTTGTTTCTTTTTTGGTCGCATAGATATTCATTTTGTCATCGACATAATGTTCTATATTGTTTTCGGTTAACCAATTAACCAAAAATTCAACCATACGATGTTCTTGGTAAGTTTTTGTGGGTACGCTCAAAACTTCTTTGAGCAACGTTATATCTTTCATTCTACAAAGATATAAATAAATTAGATTTCATCCAAACTAAATAATGAAGGTTGGTATAATAAATTGTAAAAATTTTGTTCACTCACTAATATAGTCTTTTGTTTTAACCCTTTTGACAATGTCACCACCACTTTCATTTCAGGAAACTTAAATCCTTCAATTTTGAATCTGGTTTCTCTTTTAGGATCTTTTGGTAAAAAGTAATATTCTTCTTGTTTGAATTTTTTCAAAATTCTAGAAGTCATGTCAGTAAAATCTTTGAAAGTAACCCCTTCTTCTTCTCCCTCTTCTTGAATCGTATCCAAAATATCACTAAAAAACCTGTTCGCAGTTCTGTTGAAGCCTAAAGAGTCAAAATCATTGGGGTCTTCATAAGCATAATAATCTTCTTGCCAACCGCCTGGTGCTTCTTTTCTACTAAAAATCCTTTCTAATAATTCTTTCAAAGAAATATGGAGTTCACCTTCTTCAATGTACAACGCTATCAAGTCTGCTACCGTAATTCTGAATCCTTCACTATATGCGTCAATACCCAGCTCAGCAAAATACTCATCCATTTCTTTATTTATCTCTCTTTCAAGAGATGTCTTGTATGCATGATTTCTTTCGTCTACGTAATCTTCAATAACGTATTTTATTTGTTTTCCGAAATTTTCCATTAATTTTTCAGATAACTCCTTTCTGTATTCGTCATCTTCAAAGTTAACTTTCATAGGAAGTATGGCGTTGGAAATTTCAGACAATAACTCCTTATTTTCTTCGTCCAAAGTATAGTAAAACCCATACCCCACCATAAAATCTTCTACTGCGGAATAGTGATCCATAAATTCATACTCAGAATACGGCGCATTCACCATTTGATAAAACCAAACATCATCATCCCGCATTCCCAACATTTCTAAAAAATCTTGTTGATTGCGAAATTCAACATCAATAACACTCTGACCAGGTGTACTTCTGTCTTCTCTCATGTACGAGAATAGCTCATCGGAAGATAAAAGTTCATCTTTGGTTATTTTGCCTTTAGCGTAATTTCTTAATGACCTGAAAGTTTCATAATTCATACTACAAATAAATATCAATTTAGTTGGATTCGGAAATATTTATACTTACATTTGTACAACAATGGGGATGAACGGTATTGATTGACATTGTTGGGGATAAGTGGCACGTAGTCAGAATTCATCTATGACTTAAATCTATGGTGAAGAAAGTAAACGGCAATACTCTTGCTAAGATGTCTGCTTTAGGTTTAACTAGAGAAGCGTCTGTTGTAACTGCTTAATTAGTAGATACAACGTCAGGTCGAATGGGCATATAACCTAGGAACAGAAGCCCTCTAAGGTGGATACCACCCAAAGCGTATCAAAGGTCACGTTCAGAGGACTACCTTAGTATAAGTGAACTCGACACAGTTGTTGGTAACGATGTCAAAATAGGAACCAAATATTTCGGAAGGTATAACAAACCTTGACCTAAACGTGTAGGCATTTATTGTCAAGATGAACAAGACGCGAGTTCGAATCTCGCCATCTCCACCAATAAAAAAGGGAGTCAATGACTCCCTTTTTTTTTAATTTCCTTTCGAAGGAAACCTTGTCCAACCGTTAGTCCAACTCGGAGTTGTCAATTCAGGTATCACAACATCAATTTCCTTATTACTTTTTGAAAGTGC